CGGCCAGTCGTGGCCTGCTGGACTAACACGTAACGAGCCCGGAGACTACGCCGGCATCATCGAGTCAGATGTGGAGTTTCTGCCTAACCGTAGGTATACAGCCGTGGTGACTATCGGCACGGAGCCTTAATTCCAGGGCGTGTTAATGTGGATGTTAGGCCGGTAGAGCGTGGTAAGGATTGATATGGAAAAGTTTCCCGACTATAAAACAGTTTCAGTGTCAAGCCTGATTCCGTATGCCCGCAACAGTCGCACGCACAGCGATGCCCAGGTTGGTCAGATTGCCGCAAGCATCAAAGAGTTCGGCTTTCTTAATCCCATCATTGTTGACGGCGAAAGCGGCATCATTGCAGGCCACGGACGCGTTCTTGCTATGCAGAAGCTAGGCATGGCCGACGTACCAGTGATTGACGCAAGCCACCTCACGGACGTTCAGAGGCGGGCCTATGTAATCGCTGACAATAAGCTGGCGCTAAATGCCGATTGGGATAGCGAGATGCTACGGGTCGAACTAGATGAGCTTGGCAAGGATGGATTTGATCTTGAGTTGACGGGCTTTTCGTTGGATGAGGTTGCTACTCTGCTAATAAACGGTTCAGATTTTGAGCCAGGTTCAGAGGATGACCAAGGTCAGCTGGATAAGCTAGACCCTAAAATAGTGACATGCCCACACTGTAGCAAGGAGTTCGATTCCCGTGAGCAAGGCTGATCTACATATTGATTGGGCTACGCACAAAGCGGCGAAGTATGCTTGTGAGAATTGGCACTATAGCGGGTGCGTTCCTGCCGGAAAACTCGTTAAAGTCGGTGTCTGGGAGTCTGAAAAATTCATTGGTGTTGTAATGTTTGGGCGCGGGGCAACCCCCGAATTTAGGAAAGCATTATTGTTTAAGTCAAGATCAGTGCGTCGAACTTGTACGAATAGCTTTAACTAGCCACAAAACGCCTGTTTCAAGAATTGCGGCAATTGCCCTGAAGTTTCTAAAAAGATCAAACCCTGATTTACGTTTAGCCGTTTCATTTGCTGACACATCACAGGGGCATCATGGCGGCATATATCAAGCTGGTAATTGGGTTTACAGTGGCCAAGGGGCATCAAGTCGTTTTTTCCGTGTTTTTGGAAGGCTTATGCACCCAAGGACTGTTATTGAAAAAGGTGGTAAAAACAGTTTGTCAGGCGCTCAAAATATTGACCCTCGCGCAACGGCAGAAATTGTAACAGGAAAACACCGCTACCTAATGCCCTTAGACAAAGCCATGAAAGATCAGATACAATCACTCTCTAAGCCATATCCTAAGCGTGTCACAAAGGCTAACTCTGAGGACCACTCAGAAAGCGGCGGGGCAGTACCGACCGGCACGCTCCAATCAAAAGAGGCTGTTTAATTATGGCCGACAAGCCAAAGACAATCACCAAGCCCCCACACGCGCCAACCGAAGCCACACGCCAAACGGTGCAGCTCCACACAATGGTGGGCACAAATCAGACAGACATCGCCCGCGTACTGGATATTGATGAGAAGACGCTGCGCAAGTATTACCGGGATGAGCTGGACTTGGCTAAGTCTAAAGCCAATGCAACTATTGGCGGGGCGCTGTTCAACAAAGCCAAGAACGGTGACACGGCTGCTATGATCTTCTGGATGAAGACGCAGGCTAAGTGGGCAGAGCGCCATGAGCTTGACCACAGCAGCACTGACGGCAGCATGAAGCCCGTCGATAAAGTGGAGATCAGCATTGTCGGGCAAGACCCTCAGCATTAGCGCAACGCAGCCGCAGGCCAACTTTCTGACACTGAAGGCAAAGTATCGGCTGTTCTGCGCTGGCTTTGGTGCCGGTAAGTCTGAAACCATGTGCAGTGCTGCAATGATTGACGCCAGCCAAGGCGCTGATGTGCTAGTGGGCTGCTACGCCCCGACGTTCGATCTGATTAGATTGATTACCGCCCCGCGTTTACAGTCCAAACTGACAGAACACGGCATAGCCTACCGTTACAATAAAGCCGAAAATGTAATCTATTCAAGTGCGCCAGGGTTTGGCGATTTTATCTTGCGCACTATGGACAACCCAGAGCGAATTGTTGGGTATGAGACTTACACTGCGCACGCCGACGAGCTGGACACGCTGAAAACTGAGCACGCTCGCACGGCATGGAACCAGATAATAGCCCGTAACCGGCAGCAGCCAATAACGATCAAAGAGCCTTACAACCAGGCGAGCGCGTACACTACACCGGAAGGTTTCAAATTCTGCCATGAGCGGTGGGTATCAAAGAAAACTTCGTCCTATGAAATGATTCAAGCAGCGACCTACAGCAATCCTTACTTGCCAGCCGATTACATTGACAGTTTGCGAGAATCTTACCCGGCTGCACTTATCGATGCCTACATTGAAGGCCGGTTCGTTAACCTGACGAGCGGGACAATATACAACGCATATGACAGGGCAAGGTGCCGGAGTGCTGAGGCGATCAAGGAGCAAGAACCTCTATTTATCGGCCAGGACTTCAACGTCGGGGCCATGGCCTCAACGGTCTATGTGAAGCGCCCTAATGGTTGGCATGCAGTCGATGAGCTGACGGGCATCTACGATACGCCTGATCTGGTGAAGGTGGTTAATGAACGCTATGACGGGCACATTATATACATCTACCCTGACGCCAGCGGATCTAGCCGAAAGACAATCAACGCATCAACCTCAGATATTGCGCTGCTAGAGCAGGCGGGCTTCAGGGTCAGGGCGAACAAAAAGAACCCGATGGTCAAGGATCGAATACTGTCCGTTAACGCTGCCCTTGAGTCTGGAAAGCTATGGGTTAACGATTCCAAGTGCCCGAGCGTGGTTTCCTGCCTTGAGCAGCAGGCATACGACAAGAACGGCGAGCCCGATAAGCAGTCAGGCTTCGACCATCAGAACGACGCCACTGGCTACCCTATTGCGTATGAGATGCCAATACGTAAACCAATCAGCCATATGCCCGTTAAATTCTCCATGTGATACAATGCAAAAAACCATCAGGAAGTCGCGCTATGCCAGTATCTACAACGCATCCCAAATACCAGAACATGCTGGATATATGGGAAAAGACCAGAGCCGCAACCGCTGGTGGCAAGGCGGTCTATGATGGTGACTTCCTGCGAACGTTCAACCCGGTTGATATTGAGCGCCAGAAGCAATACAAGAAAGGCGCGTATTACCTGAACATTACAGGTCGTACCAAGGATGCTTTGATTGGCTCAATTTTTCGCCATGAGCCAGAAGTCGAGATCCCGCCTTTGCTTGATTACGTGTCCGAAGACGCTGACGGCGCTGGCCAATCGCTTACTCAGGTCGCTAAAGAAATCTGTGGCGAGCTAATGGAAACAGGGCGCTACGGGCTCCTAGCAGATTACCCAGAGACCCCGGAAGGCTTGACCCGTGACCAAGTGCAGTCGCTAGAGTTGCGCCCCTACATGGGCCTATACCCTGCCGAGTCAATCATAAACGGGCACACAGAGATGATGGGCGGGAAGTCTGTCTTGACGTTGGTTGTGCTTCGTGAGCCGCTAGATATCCAGGTTGATGAATTCGAGATCCGTCGCACGCATCAGTACAGGGTGTTACGGCTGAATGAAGGCGTGTTTACTGTCCAGATTTATGATGCAGATGATAAGCCAGTATCAGAAGAGTACGCACCGCGCGCGGGGGACGCGACATGGAACCGCATCCCGTTTCACATTGCCGGCTCCACGAACAACCTGAACACACCAGACATGCCGCCCTTGTACCCCATGGCAGAGCTGAACATTGCCCACTATCAGACCACGGCAGACCACCGGGAGAACCTGTTTATTCACGGCCAGCTAACGCTTGGCATTAGCTCGGATCTGTCGCCAGAGGCATTTGCGGAGGCTAACCCTAACGGCGTTATCGTCGGCGCTCGTGCCGGCCATTTCCTTGGGCCTAACGGTAAGTTCACCCAGGCAACAGCACCGGAGTCGTCAAGCCTGCGGGTGGCACTGCAAGACCTACGCGAAGAAATGGCATCCATCGGCGCAAAGCTGGTGAGCAAAGGCGGACAAGCAGAAACGGCCGAGACTGCAAAGATCAACGCAGCGTCAGAGCATAGCGTTCTAGAGACTATGGTAGGCAACGCATCCGAGGTCATTGAGGCAGCGCTGGAAGATATGGCCATTTACCAAGGCGCAAACCCTGACCAGGTAGAGTTCAGACTGAATACCGATTTCTTCCAGGAAGGCATAGATCCGCAGCAGGTCATGGCAGACATTGCGCTATACGACCGTGCTCTGATCGCCAAGCAAGATGTCAGGCGCAACCTCCGCCAAGGTGGCCGTGTTGACCCTGCCCGCACCGATGAGGAAATAGACGCAGACGCCGGGGACGACCTGGGGCCAGCGTTAGGCGGGGCGTCATTTAATGGCGAATGAATTTCTCGACCAGTTCATCCGGCACAGCATTTACACCCAGCGGCTAGGTGCGTCTAACGGTAATCTATTTGATGATTACCTGAAGCAAGCTGATCGTGTGATACGTGACGTGCTGTCGAACGCCGGTGAGATTTCTTCGCAACGCCTAATGAACAAAATAAACCGTCAGCTTCGTGTACAGATGTCTCCGGTCTATGCGGGCTATGGGAAGGAGCTGACAGATGGCCTCGAAGCGCTGGCAATATCAGAAACAGAATGGACACAGAAGGCTCTTAGCCGTGGGGTAAGCGCAACCATAAAGGCTCCCTCGTCTGCACAGGTGATCAGCGCAGCACTGGCAAGGCCCATGCAGTTTGGCAATACAGCGGTTGTGCTGAAAGACTTGGTTAAAGGCTTCACTGATAGCGAGATCACCAAAGTTCAAGGCATTGTTCGCTCAGGCTTCTTTGAAGGGCAGACCACCAGCCAGATGGTGCAGCGCATCCGAGGCACCAAGGCGGCGAACTTCGAACGACGGGACGCTTGCCACTACCCAGAGAAGCGCCCGACTGATCGCACGGACGGCCACTAACCACTTCGCTACCGTCGCTAAGGATATGACGTACAACGCCAACGAGGACGTGCTAGAGGGCGTTGAATGGTCGTCTACACTAGATAGCCGGACATCTAATGTCTGTCAGCTCAGAGACGGTCAGATGTATCCAGTGGACAGCGGACCACGGCCACCAGCTCATCCAGGCTGCCGGTCAACCATCATTCCCAAGGTTAAACCAGAGTTCAGCCTGTTCAGAGGCAACGAAACCCGCGCAGCCGTGGGGCCAGAGGGCGCGAAGACTACGCAGGCCGGAACCTATTACGGGTGGTTACGCACACAGCCGGCAGGGTTCCAGAATGAGGTTCTAGGCACCACAAAGGGCAAGCTGTTCCGTAGTGCCGGCCTGGATAACAAAGAGTTTAGGCGGCTGGTGTCTAACAACTTTGACGAGCCCTTGACCCTGGCAGAGATGCGATTGAAAGAGCCGGAGGTGTTTAGCCGCGCAGGGTTATAGCTAAACGGTATAAGACAAGCCCGCCTAGTGCGGGCATTTTTATGCCTATTTGAAATTCAACGGAATGTGCTATACTGTTTCGAAATAGGCTTGTGGCCTGTTATAACTTTTAGCTAGGGGCTAAAGATGAACAGATTGATGCGGATGTTGATGGCACAAAACGGCTACATGGCTGAGGCCGGTGCTGATGGTGAAGCAGGTGGCGGCGGTGAAGGCGAGGCTGGCTCAGGCGAAGGCACAAAGACCTACACGCAAGACGAAGTGCAGGCGATGATTGAAGAGCAAACCGGCGGCCTAAAGAAAAAGGTTGACGAGTTGCTAGACGAGAAGAAATCCGCCAGCCAGAAAGCGCGAGAACTAGAAGAGTCGAAGCGTACAGCCGACGAAGAGCGCCAGAAAGAGAAAGGCGAGTTCAAAGAGCTTTACGAGAAGACGCAGGCAGAGCTTGAAGAAGAGCGCAATTCCAATAAGACGTGGAAAGAGCAGCTTCAGCAGCGAGACATTAAGGAGAAGGCCGGCCGCATCGGTAATGACCTGGCTAAATCCGACACCAAGCGGGCAGAGGTATTGGCTGATTACGTTGGCCGGTACGCAAAGCACGATGGCGAAACAGTAACATACGAAATCGGCGGCATCGAAGTAAGTGCCGACAAGCTCAAAGAACACTTGACGAAAGAATACCGTTCTAGTGGACGGTAACGGTTCAAGCGGTGGCGGGGCCACAGGCGCGCGCGGCGGTGCTGCGAAGCGATAAGACAGCAAAGAGGGCACAGTTTGACGCAATGGGTCAGAATGAGCGCTCAAAGTTTATCAAAGGTGGCGGCAAGGTTGTCGCAGACTAACTAACACAGAGGTAGCCCCATGGCTAACGTATTGACAGACCTGGCAGGCGACATCTATCGCGCTGCTGACATTGTAGGCCGAGAACTGACCGGCGCATCATCTTCCGTATTGCGTAACGCTTCCAGTGAGCGTGCGGCGATTGGCGATCCCATTCGCTCTTTCTTCACTCAGCAAGCAACCGCAATTACACCTACCCCGTCAATGACCATTCCCGAGGGAACGGATCAGACCGTCGACAATAAGACGCTGACCATTACCAACGACCGGGCAGTCCAGATTCCTTGGACTGGCGAAGACATCCGGCACGTTAACAACGGCAGCGGCTTCGAAAGCATTTATGGCGATCAGATCCGCCAGGCTATGCGTGCCATTGCCAACGAAATCGAGGCAGACGTACTTACCGAGGGCTACAAGAACGCATCACGGGCAGTAGGAACCGCTGGCACAACTCCTTTCGGCTCAGACTTTGATGTAGTTGCAGAAGCTCGCCAGATCCTTGTGGACAACGGCACGCCTACCGACAATCAGATCAGCATGGTTCTGAACACCCTGGCTGGCACCAAACTGCGCAACTTGGCACAACTGCAAAGGGTTAACGAGTCAGGCGGCGGCGAACTGTTGCGACAAGGCGCCTTGCTGGATCTTCAGGGCATTATGCTGAAGGAATCCGCAGGCGTTCAAAGTCACACCAAAGGCACCGGCACTAACTACGACACTAACGGCGCATTGGCTGTTGGCGCGACTGTTATCACCGCAGATACCGGCAGCGGAACAGTAGTACCTGGCGACGTAGTAACCTTCGCTGGTGACGCTGTTAACAAATACGTGGTTGTTAAAGCGTTCGCTGGCGGATCGTTTGAGATTGCATCCCCCGGCCTTCGTGTAGCGATTGCAGACGGCGCAGACATCGTTGTAGGCAACAACTACACCGGCAACATCGT